GTCACTTCGATTTTGGAATTTCTTTGCAAAATCTTCCCAAACCATTTAATATCATTCTTTGTTCCCATCAATCGAACTTTTAACATCAATCTGCTCCTCCAAACAGGGCATACAGTTTCCGGTTATAGGTTGCATACTCCGGATACCGGATTTGTATTGCCTGCCAAAAATATGGTGCATAGGCACAGCAAAACAATTCTTCCACTGTGTACTGCCTGCACTCGTTAATCTGCTCCTCTGCGTCCGTGTAATCATCCACGCTTGGTGTGGCATTGCAATATAAATTAAATGCCATTCTGACTACTTTCACGCTTCCGCTGGTCTTCCAGCCTTCATGCAAACATTCTGTTTTTACACAGCCTGTTTTAAAATCATAAATGCGGTTCGCATTTCTTCTGGTATCATCGTTAATGCCAAGACAGTAGCAAAGTGCCTTGTGGTACACATCCTGATACCTTACTTCTTTTAATTTCTCGTAGTAGAATTTCTCATGTGCTTCGCTGATAAAAATAATTTCTTGGGCTTTTTCAGCTCCTGCTCCTAACGCTGTGTTTGTCATTGTATGACCTCCTTCTAAAGTGAATTGAAAAAGGCACTCCTAATGGAATGCCCTAATATAAAAAATAGGGACACTCTTTCAAGTATCCCTACGTTCTATCAACATATCTGATAGTTCTCTATTTACTTTCATATTCAGAATTATTTGTGTTCCCACAACCGAGGTCTAATGCCACAACAACCGTTACCTTCCTCACAAGCTCTTTTTCCTTGTGATTTTCAGCAATCCTGTTGAAGCTGAAAAACTCTACAAAGTGCGTAAATTCAAGGATTTCTACATATCCTTTCTGTGTAGTCCTACCACAGTCTCCACATGCACCGTCCGTTGAAACACCATTTTTTCTATCTCTCCACATATCTCTAAAGTTCTTTTAATCATTGTAAAATCAGGCTTTTTCAAAAAGTTCAGAATTAGAAATCTTTTCCGTTCTCTGCGTATCTTGTGGGGCGGTGGCAATATGGTGGCACTGCCACCGCTGAACCCTTGACCTTGCTTATTCCTTCATACCACCTGTATTTTACCATGCTACAATACCGCTGACAACTCATATAAGCGTTATATAGGGCATTTCTACCCCACACCCCTATATTTTATCATTAGCGTTCTTTAGGCTTTCTGACAAGGCATATAAGAATGGCAACCAACAACACTACTTGAATGATCTGCAACCAATCCATACTGTTATCTTTTATAGAATCATCCACCGCTGTCTGCTGTTGATCGACATTGATGCTGATGTTGTATTTTCCATCTACCACTTCAATCTTACAGTCAACACCCTTTGCATCAATGTTCAGATTCTGCACCGGGTCAGAAATCTTGACCGTTTCATCCATTCCGGCAGAACTTGCAGCCACTTCATTGCTGTTTGGATAGACAATATATGTATTGTTTTCATGCTGCGGGGTGCTATCCTGAATAACAGGCTGTGATGTGTCCCCGGTTTCTGTCTGATAATAGTTGTTCGTTGTATTTGTCGTTGTGGTTGTACTGGTGTCACCTGTGCTATTTACCTTTGAATTATCAACCCGACTGCTTGAATTATCGGTTGTAGTATTGGTTGTGGTGCTATTCACCGTGTCCCCACTGCTTACAGTGCTTGTATTGGTGTTTGTGGTGTCCGTTTTTGTATTGCCTGAATTTTCTGTGTTGGTTGCATCATCAGATTTTGATTGATCTGTTTTACCATCAGGTTCTTCTTTCCCCGGCTGTGTCGGTTCAGGTGTTTCACTTGGTTCTGTTCCGGGTTCGGTTTCATCCGGCTTTTCCGTGTCTGTTGGTGTTGATGGCTCTGTTGACGGGTCAGTTGACGGTTCGGAAGGCTTTGACGGGTCAACCGGGTCTGTTGGTTCAGGTGTTTCCGGCTGCTTTTCTGAATATTCCAATTTCAGCAGCGCATTTTCCTTTGTTGGGTCTACATCAGGAATATAAATATTTTCATCAAAATCATAATCACAGACCCACCCGGCAACTTCAAAATTGTCCGTACTGAACAGTTCATTGAGTTGTTCAACTGTATCTGTCAATGTTGTCACACCTGAAACCTTGGTTGCAATATCAGCACCGCCATTCACTGAACTGTTTGCATACACTTTTGTTCCTGTAATAATTGTATTTCCGGCATTAGATACACCACCACCAAAGTCATTCGCCTTGTTTCCTGTTATTGTCCCGCCTGTTATCGTACAGGTTGCAGCATACGAGCTGTTATCAATAGCACCGCCACAAGTAACTGCACCGCAATTTTTTATATTGCAGTTATTGATTTCAACCTGTGAATCCCCCTGTATTTCAATAGCACCGCCCGCAAGGGCATAACTGTTTTCAAAAGTACAATCATTGAACACGCATGAACCTGACTGAATTTTTACCGCACCGCCAACACTCCCGCTACTTGAATAATTTTCACTATTTCCAAAATCATTGAACTTGCAATTTGTGAAAGTTGTTTCATACTTGCTTGTTATCCAAGAATAGGATGAAGCAATCCCACCACCATCAAATGTTATATTCGTTACCGCTTCATTGATGTATTCAAAAGCAATACGGCTATCTGCTGAACCTCTCTTTATGGTCAAATGCTTGGAACTGCTGCCGATTTTAACATCAGTACCTAAATCAATTTCACCATGAACAACAATTATATCACCATCCTGTGAATACTGTACTGCATCCTTGAAATCATACCAACTTGATACAGAATGAATAGTTGATGTTGTTTCTGCTTTGACTGCCATACTCACCAAATTCACACACAACAGGCATACCAATAGCACACTGACCACAATCTTCTTTTTCTTCATCTTCTGAAACCTCCAAAATAATATTTTCCCCATATGACAGGGTAAAAGTATTATATCAGGGATTCATATAACGCTTATATAAACGCTTGGTTGAATTACTTGATAAACTAAAAGCACGGCTATTTGACCGTGCTTTTTAGTCCCAATGTTCCCCGTTTTTGGGGTATAATTCCAAAATATCATAAAAGTTTGGAATATCTGCAATCTGCTTTCCATCTTTTAACGCCGTCAACACTCTAATCTTTTCATCCAGTAGTTCATCACTGTCTAAATCAAAAAATTGTGTCATTGTAGGTGGAAAATCAACTTCTGAAAACAACTGTCTGACCTTGATACCCTTTTCATCTTTCATATACTCTGTAAATTCTTTCTTTAATTCTTCCGGGGCATCCTCTGTCAGATGCCAGTTGTCAGGTTCAGGGACAAAAAAAGGACTATCCCAAAATGACGGCATTGATTGTGACATATTACTTCACCCCTTTTTTATTTGCCTTAATAATATCATCTTTCAAGCCAAAACAAAAGTCCCTGATCTGCACCAAGGACTTTTGCATTTCCTGTGTTTTATCCTATCCTATCCACAACAATGAATTTCTGACCTTCTTGCTGTCTTATCAGAATGACGCCATCACCGACTGCCAAGCCATTGTGTACGGTGACTTCAATCGTTCCGACAGCATGAACGTGTGACGGGGAAACTGGTGCTGTCCCTGAATTTACATCCCCGGTATAGTAATAATTCTTAATGTTCCCCGCCGTTATCTTAGTTTTGAAATCTGTCACATTCCTTGAAAGAATCAACTGTTTTTCACCCAGTATCATCTTCTGTTCAACATTGATTTTCAGCGGTGAAGCACTCACCACTTTACCAAAATACACATTTACGGGTTTTGTTGATTCCATGGCATCAATCGCTGCCTGATGTACTTTTTTTACAATTCCATTTGCATCCATCTTTCATTTTGCCCCTTCCGTTATAGATTCTATTGCTTCACCCATTGCATCATCTAATGCAGTGATAAAACCATCAAGGTCAGTATCAGATGAAACATTATTGTTGTTTGTTTGGTTGATAGTTACTTCTGCGGTTGTGAATCTGTTAATTGCTTCTTGCTCTGCAATGTCACGCAAATACTTCAATTCATCCTCTGATACTTCCAAAGAATCCTTGATTTTGCCTGTGTTATCGTCAATGTTTCCAATGCTGTCGCCCACGCCTGAATTTGCTATTGCATCATTGAACCCTGATGTGTAATCACCCACATTAGGAATATCAGTCTGACCGAATACATCCGATAAACTGAAATTTGAAACCTTGTCAGCAACACCGTCACCCCAAGCTGCACCCGCATTGAAAGCATCTGATGCCCAACCGTCCTGAAACGCATCAAAGGTTGTGAAACCTTCATTGAACGCATCTGAAATACTGGTGTAGTCCTCTTTGTTTCCGGCTGCTTCACTTGCCTTGGCTGCATAGTCATCTGCTGCTGAACTGATGCCTGAATAATCAAAACTTACAAACGGCAACTTGTTCAAGGCTGCTGCTATATTTTCAATTACTGAACAGGCGGTTGATAACAGATTGTAAAACCATGACTGTACGTTGCAGATAGCATTGTGAAATGCCGTCATCATATTGGATGCAAGTGCTGCAATGGCGTTACCAATACCCAAGGCAATGTTTGCCACGGTTAGACCCAAGTTCTTGAAGAACTGAATCACCACGTTCACACCACCAGTAATCACACCGAACCCTGAATTTGCAATACCTGTCATCTTTGCTATTGCTGAACATACCGCCATAATTACCGCAATCAATGCAATAATCAGCACGATAATCCAAACAACAGGACACGCATACAATGCACCGTTATAACCCATCTGTGCAGCAGTTGCTGCCATTGTCTGACCAGTAAGTGCTGCCATAACACCGATTTTTGCAGACATTGCCACTGTATGAATTGCTGTTGCAGCAGCGGATGCAAGTTCAATAGCCTTTACAATGCCAAGGTATGCTGCATATACAGCCAATGCAGCAATGACACCGTAAATGATTGGACTGATAACAGACCAATTATCCGCAATGAAACCGCCTACTGTTCCAACAAGTTCAAAGATGTTTAATACAATATTTGCAAGGGTTGCCATTGCTTCAACGGCATTTTGCACGAACGTCTGAAATGCTTCACTATTTGCTAAATCGTTCAGCCTTTGAAGAACAGGTTGAAAAGCAATCAGTGCGGTATTCTGCATGGACTGCCACATCTGCCCCCAAGTCATAGGCATTTCATTGAATTTGCTGTTAATGTCATCAGCAGCAGAAAAGATTGCTGCCTTGACTACATCAGCGGAAAGTTCCCCATCCGCTGCCATTTCCCTGATCTTACCGATTGGAACATCAAGATAGTCCGCAATGTTCTGAATCAGGTTAGGTGCTTGTTCAAAGATACTGTTCAATTCATCACCACGAAGGACACCTGAACCAAGTGCCTGTGATAACTGCAATTCTGCATTTGCTGCTTCTTGGGTGCTTGCCCCGGCAATCGTCATCTGTTTTTGAATCAGATCAGCAAAAGCAACAACTTCTTCTGAACTGCTGAACGCATCCTTTGCGTTGTTACCGAAACGGGCAACAACATCAGCCATCTGACTGAATGAACCCCTTGCATCTTGTGCTGCTGCATATACCATGTTGACAAGTTCAGCGGTTGTCTGAACCCCGTCATTCATCATGTTCAAGCGGGATGTTGTCTGAACAAGTTCATCTGAAATGTTCAGTGCTTTCCCAACTGACTGAATACTGACATAGGCTGCAACTGCCCGTTTGATGGTATTGGTCAGTTCATTTGCCTGTTGTGTTCCGGCTGAAATTTCCTGATTGAATTGTTCTTGTTCGTGAATATTATCATTGATGCTATCCCCAGTATTTCCAACAGCATTATTAAGCATATTCTGCTGTGTAACAGCCTGATTCAGTGATCTTTCTATTGCTGAAAGTTGCTGTTCAATTTCATTGCCACCTAAACCAAAAGGATTTTCTACTGAAAAGGCAAGGTTTGCTTGTATCTGCTCTATAAGAGCATTTACCCGTGACATTCTGTTAGTGACTTCATCCGGCAATACATCAACCGTTGCAGCAGTTTGGTCAATCTGCTGTTGCATTGATAATACATCATTCAGTTGATTTCTGATATTTTCGATACGTTGACCAATTTCACCTGTCGGGGGTGCGTTTGGCTGAATATCCAATGTTAAAGGTTCAGGATTTTCAACCAAAGGGTCAGGAAGTACCGGGTTTACATCCACGTTTATAACCTGACCGTTTCCCCCATCCACAACAGGCTGTGCAACACTTGATGCTGTTGGTCTGCTTGCTGCTGCATTAAGTTCATCCATAGCAGCAGTTGCTTGATTGATTTCTTCTGTTGCTGCCTGAATACTGCTTGTGTCAACATTTGAACTAACAGCCTGTGATGCTTCATAGGCAGCAGCAGTCATGTTATACATAGATTCAACAACACCCTGTGCAACATTAGAAAAATTATCCTGTAAGACAATACCTGTTTGAATGGATGACATTCATTCACCTTCTTTCTAAAAATTTCTTTGCTTTACTTTTGAATTTATCTAAAAGTGTAGGCTTGGGAAGGCTTGCAATATATTCAGCCTTTACACACCTTCTTTTTATTTCCCACTCCAACACATTAAGATACATTTTTACATAGGCATCAGGCTTTTCCACCTTCTGCATTTTCTGTTGTGCATATTCCAGTTGTTCATCTGTATGCCCCATAACACGCAACAGCATCTTTCTTGTGACTTCATAAGCCGGGGCAGCGGTATTCAAAACCAAAATACCCTGATTAGTCAGATAAATTTCTTTATCCAATGATGTTCCCGGTAACAGGGTCAGTTCTTTGATATATCCGGCATGAACATAATGCTGATTGACACACCAAAGATTTTCATTCACAACTTCAATGTTCCCGTTCATGCTTGTCCCCCTGTTCCGATCAATGCATCAACTTCTGCAATGATCTTCTGTAATTTGCTGATATATGGTCTTAATAACTGCTGACAGTAAACAGAATTTTTGATGTGCTTGTGATATTTTCCGCTTGCCTGTTTCAATTTCAGCAGTTGAAATTGAATTGTTTCCATGATGACTGAACTTTGTTCAATGGTCATCTTTCTTTCAGGTGTCACCCAGTCCTTTGTGATCTTCCCGTCAGTGTCCTTCTGTATTACCTTCATCAGCCGTTCAGCCTGAATTGAATACCCAAGGCACACATTTTCAAACCGTTCCTGATTATCCATGAAAAGAAAATTGTTCACCTTGACGGATTTATTCACTGAATTTCTTTTCAAACTGTTTTCTATGTGTTTCAGTTCTTTCCTGTTATGACGTACTGTTTTCATCATTTCTTGCCCCTTTCTGACCTCATATAACCGCCATATAGCAATTATTGGTTGTCCTGTGCTGAATCGTCTGTATTATCAAATATTTCCGGGTGACAGTCCGCAAATGCATCAATAGCATCCCGCAACAGAAATTTGCGGTTATACTGACCCTTGAACGGTTTCAAATTGACTTCTTTTCGTGCCACATCATAGGACTTCCGTTCAATAAATATCTTATAAAGCATTTGTTTATATGGCAGATCATGCACCCGTTGAATTTCTTTTTGCAGATTCCATTGCTGCACTTGTAATTCTTCAATCTTATTTCTGATTTTTTCCTCTGTGTCAACCATTCCAATGATTGCATTTTCCAACATTTGCCCGGAACGTGAAGTCTGAACTTTAACGGGTGATATTGCCATAGTTGTTGAAGTTGCCCTGTCTATAAAATTTGACCGGGTTTCATACAGCTGTGTGATCTGCCTTTGTATATCACGCCCACGCTGCAAATAGTTTTTCGCAATCATGTGTTTTTCTTTTTTCGTCAATGCCTTCCCCTTTCCCATTCATCCAGTGCATCTGAATGAAATTCTTCAAAACACTTTAGTGCTGGCTCATGCATACCCCGTACTTCCTGATATGAAATATGTTCATCATATGCAATTTCTTTTAACATTTTGAAATCAACATAAATACCCATAAGCACATGAACAAACACTGAATATTTGAGTTCTTTTATCTGTTCAATCACAATTTGCTTTCGCTGATTGTATACTGCTGCACTTTGATCTGCCTTGTCCCTTGCTTTCTCTAATAATTCCATATACTTTTTTAATTTGCATTTTTCCGCAAGTAACAAATAGCCTTGTGCGACTTCTTCATCTTGTTCAGCAGCAAGATACAATTCTCTCACTTCCTGTAAATAGTTTTTTGCCCTTATATCCATACATTCCTTTCTGACAAATAAGGGTGCAGCATCACACCGCACCCTTGAAACTGCTTATTTAAAGAATCTTGTATCTGTCTGTTTGATTTCATCATGCATTTTTCCAACCTTCATCATATTGTCACCAAGGCAATATACTGAATATGGTGTATTTTCCTGAATCACCAAACGTGTGCCATTTTCCACACCATACTGGTAATCATCCTGTATTGAATAATCAATCAGCCTTTCCCGTGTCAGTAACGCTGTGATTGATTCCAAGGTGTCAGAATATGCAAGCATTTCATTGTTCATACCCAAATAATCACCTAACAATTCAAACACTTCACTTTTGTAACAGTAACCACCAATAGAACTGTTTTTTGCCCTTGTATACATTACATCAGAAATCATTTTCAACACCGTACCTGAATTTTTCACGGGTTCAAGTGCAGCTTTCAGAATATCCGCACTTAAATCAAAACCGCACATATCAATGATTTTCAGCACATTGGCAACTTCTACTGAATGACTTTCACCATCATCAGGAACTTCCACACCGTACTTATTGCAAAAGTCCTGAATGACTTCCCTAAGTGCTTCCGTCCATGCCTTGTTTTTATTGGCAAATTCTTCACGCATATCTTTCAGCAGTTCTTCTTTTCCAATATCTGAATATCTTGGATTCTTACGAACTGCCATCATATTATCAACAATATCCGTCAGTTCCTTTTTTCGATCATTGTTGTGCAAAAGCAACTGCACCTTTTTAGCATATGTTTCATATAGTTTTTCTGACATTTCCCGTTTCCTTCCTTTTCTCTTTAATGGCGAATGATGCAACCACCACACAGCACATCATTTGTTGATTCACCCGGCTTGAACTCTGAAATGTGTTTCCAAAGGTTCATGCTCTGATCGTCAGACAAGATTTCCCTGAATCGTTCCAGTTCTGCATCAATGTACTTCCTGATGCTTGGCTTTTGGTACAATGCAGTTGCAAATGTATCTGCTGCATTTCTGTCTGTCGGCAGATCATACCCTGCATAGGCTGCTGCATCTTCTTTCATACCCGGCATGACTGCGGGTGCATGAAAAAATAAATATACAAACGCATCAGCAAATTTCTTTTCCTGTTCTGTAATATTACTCATTGTTTTCATCCTTCCTTTCTTGAATTTTCGTTTTCTTTAATT